GGAAGCATCTTGACCAGCGGGGTCATACGGTCAAGCACGCGCTTCGGCAAAACGAACCTTGCCGCCGCGTCGGTGGAAGAGTAGTTCTGAATCACATCGTAGAATGTGTTGTACCCCAACTGCGTTACTTCGGTTGACATGGCGGTTCTCCCTTATCTTTTTGGCGACTTCGGGCTCTTGTCATACGTGATGAAGGCGCCTCTTGCCGCGCCCATCGCGGTGTGCCCCGCCTGCGGCGAACGGTCTTCCCCGGTCAGAGCGGCGAATTTCAGTAGCATTCGGATGGTGGTCGCCCGGTAAGCCGAGTTCCCATTCGAGAATGCCTTGTCAAATTCACCTTCCCCGTACTTGGTCCACAACCTTTTGGCCAGTTCCACGTTGGAGTCGTACTTTTCTCCAAATTCGGTGCGGAGTTTGGTTTCCGCGGCCTTCATTTCGTTCTGGACACTGGCATTATGGGCGTCCACCATCTTCTGCATCTGGGAGTTCCAAGCGGCGCTCAAGGTCTTGGCCTGCGCCTTCGTCAGTCCCAGGGAATGGAATTGCTGTTTCCAATGGTTCGTCCATTCCGGTGCGTTCTTGTCCTCGCCGTCGAACTCGTAGGCTTCAAATTTTTCCGGCCTGCCCAGCGCGTTGAAGTAGATGCTCTTTTCTTCGTCGGTCGCGTTATCGGGCAGCTTCGGTATCGAGTCTGCGAGTTTCGCCTTTATCCCATCAAGCTCTTTAACCTTTTCCCCCAACTCCAAATGCGATTTGGCGAGGTCGCCAATCGTGTTGAATGAGGTAAAGGTCGCATTGCCCTTCAGGTCGGCGGGTAATTGCGCGGTCCATGCGGGTGGAGTATTCGTTCCGGTCCCTGCTCCGGTATTTGTCCCTTCGCCGGTTCCTTCCGCCATTGTTGTCTTGCCTCCTGCTGAAAAATAAAATGGCCACTTCGGGATTTCTCCCAAAGCGGCCTCAGTGTTTCTGTCAGCCAGCTATCTAGCTAAACTTGTACTTCTCGGTTACCTTTTCGGCTATGATCGGCAAGCCATTCTGAATTTCCAACTTCTCGATCCTGCCGAAACGCAAACCCTCGCAAAACTTGATAAACCTCTCCCATGCCAGCGCCCGCGATAGTTCGGGGCTAGGCGGTGAAACCTTGTCAGCCGGAATGGTCGCGCTCGCCAAATTCAACCTCTCCTTGGGGGAGAAGGGCTGTTCACGTAGTCAATGAGGCTTGAACGCCTCGACTTGCTTTTCCTCTTCTCAGCCGCCCAAGTGCGAAATCGCTTGCCCCTCCGAGCCATCAAATCCTCGTCATCTTGCAGCGCAGCGTTGGAGGCGTGCCCACTTCCTCCCGGCCTTCCCGTGTTCTTTCCTCCGCCTGCCATCAGTTATGCCTCGGCAATTCGTGGGGCATGACACCGGGGGCAACCAGCGGCTGCTTCTGTCCCACTTGCTGGGCGCCTAATACATGCCCGCAATCCACGCACGAAATGATGCAAACCAACGCCCCAGTGGCCAAGGGATAAATTTGGTGCGCGAAATTCAGGGGTTGCGCTTGGCAGCCCGGACATCTCGGAGCGGCTGGAACTTTCGGCGTGATGGACTGACCGTTCCCCATTTTTTCCTCTACGCCGGCGGTCCGACCACAAGCGCGGCGACCCCGCCCGTTGATTGGGCGGCTGTGCTGTATACGGCAGTGAAAGCGTTGGCCGTGAATACGGTTGGTGCAAGGTTGGTGGAAACCACCGTCATAATCGTTCCATCGAGAATCGTTCCGGCGCTCAATCCCTGTACAATCACCAATTGGTTGGGGAAGAAGGCTTGCGTGCAGGTCAACGTGATAACCCCGGTCACCGTTGCCGCTGCTGCCGTTGCCGCCGCGTTCGTAACCGGGGTGAACTGCGTCAACTGAATCGGAGCATTGCCGTTCGTCACCAGAACCGTGGCAGTCGCAGTTTCGAGAGTAGTTTGATTGAGAACCGCGCCCTGCCAGAAGGCTGTGAAGGCAGAGGATGTGGCGCTCTTGATCTGGACAATCGCGCCGTTCACGATTTCACCGGCAACCGCGCCCTGAATCACCACGATCTGGCCCACTTGTAAGGAATTCGCAGCCGTCACGGTAAGCAGTTGCGCCGTGGCCAAGAATCCCGTGCATACCGCAGTCTGCCCCGGTTGTGTTCCCAAGGTGACGGGATTATCGGCCCTTGCCTGCACAACCTGATACTTGACGGTATCGGTTCCCGCGGAGTAATTGAGCGAGTTTCCGTTGGTTCCGGCCATGCCGAAGTTGCAGGTGTACTGTGTCGGGGTCGCACTGACGACCTGAAGAATCTGGCCATTCAGGAAGATTGAAAAGTTGGTGAGCCCGCCTGAGAGAACGATGAACTGTCCGGGTACAAGGTTGTTGGGTCCCGTGACGGTCAAAACCCCGTTGGCCGATACGGCGCTCTGCGTGGCAGGGGCAGAAAGCGGGCCAAGTTGGATTTGGCTTCCGGTAACGATGGCGAGGGAAACCTTTCCGCATTCCTGTGGCATCCTCAATCCACCCGGAAATCGCACATTGTCATAATACGGGGCTGTTGGAACTGCCATTGGATTTCTCCTCTTTCACTGGAATTCCCAACTGAGGGTAAATCAAATCGAGCGCCCCCGCCATGCGTGCGATGGTGACTCCGACGTTGTACTCCGCCACCATCGCCTTATCTTCGGGGTCAAGTGTTTCACCAAAATGGGTGATTGTCAATAGGTCACCGAGGATTATTTTTCCTTCCGGCGTTCCAAACACATTTCGATAGTGCTGTTGCATTTCCTTGGGGTCGATGCTCATGGCGTTGGCGCCGTCCCTTCCTCGCCGCCCATCAACTGCTTCAGGATGCTCCCCGCCTCAGGCTGCTTACTGAGAGCCGCTGCCGCCTTGGCGAGTTGCGGCACAACTTCCGCCGTCTGCTGCTGTTGCATCTGCTGATTGCGGTGCTGGCGGATTTGCATTACCATGCGGTCATCACGCACGCACGACGCGGGAAAACCGGTCGCGTCAAGAAGCTCTTCCACCACTTTGTCAAAGTCAATCTTATCCATCGAAATCGGGTTAAGTTGCGTGACTTGGGTAGAGAGTCCGATGCCAGATTGAAGGGCGCGCACTTTGGAAAGCCGAGTCTGCGCTTGCGCGAGCGGCCCGAGATACTGGACTTCGACCGTCCCGTGAACCGATTCCAGCAATATCGGCGGGGGCATGGGAATGCGTCCCGCCGCCGCCTCAATCGAATACACCCGGAAAATCAGAGGGTCGAAAGCCTCCGATTGCAGGTTTCCGACGCGAGTTCCGAGGATTGCCGCTTTCTCGCCCTGCAACTCCTGTACCTGCTGGATGACCATGCGGGAAGTGTCTCCCGCCTTCGCGAGCGCCGACATCATCAGAAAGACATCGGTGTGGAAATGCTCATTGATGATCTGCTGGACCTTCTCCTGGTACTCGATATTGAACGGCAGGTTTTGCGCTCCCGTAGGCAAGATTTGAGGCATTCTGGCACGAATATCTCCACGATTGCTCTCTATATACATGACTGACTTTGGTTCAGTCCGAAATATCCCGCGCATGTCCGAATAAACCACGTATGCAGGCTCAGCTAATTTCTGGGCCGTAATTAGATTCGTTCTGCTCATCTGATTAGAAAGGGCAATCGACACAAAGGAGTCATGCCCCGGACCGCGCCCGTACACTTCATCGTTATTTTTCCGCCACCGCCATGTGATGCTCGGCATGGAGTCATAACCGCCCTCTTGGGCAATCAGGTTTTTTTCATCGCCCAAAGACGGGTTGGTTTTTCCGGTTCCCGGCACAAGGATTTTACCGCCCCGGCAATAGACCCATTCCGACACCCACCGCTTGCCCTTGGCGTCGATGCGCCCCGGCTCGTAATCGGCGCGGGGATAAATGGCGTGCAGCACGTCGCGTTCCCCGTGCATGTTCGATTCATAGTCGCGCTGAAAATTCGGCTCGATGCGAAGCATTTCCTCCCAACCGAACTTTTGCGCGAGTTGGCGCAAGGTCATGCGATAAACGCGATAGCATGTATCTACCTTCCCCCATTGATTCTCAGCGATGTAGCATTCGCGGAAATGGGGCACGGTAAAGACGATGCTGGCGCTCTCTAAATCCTCCTCGGTGAGCAAGTGGGCGGTGCCGCAGGTTGCGCCATCGGAAATAAACTCCGGCATGACATCGTAGAAATTCGAGCGATTGAAGGCCGCGTACATGACGGTCTGTGTGTCCTGAAGCCAGTGGCGGACTTCGGGGTAGCTGTCAACGCGCTTGCCCGTCCATGAGCGCATTCGTGACGTGCGGGGGAAATTAAACTTGCCGGGAAGTTCCAGCCCAAACCACGGCTCGCCTCGCGGGAACAGGTTCCCCACCATTCCGTCGCGCAATTTATTGCGGGCGAGCATAGCGCAATCATCGTAGACCATTTGACCCGTCTGTTGCCCGTCCCACAAATCGCGGTCGGTAATGAAGCGCCGGCCGTGGTTCACGTAAGCGATGATGTTGTCGATAGCGGGTTCCCAGAACAATCGTTGCTCAGCGAGGACCAAAAGATTTTTCAAGCAGTCCTTGGCCTTCTGTTCATCGTCACGCTTGCCCAGGTGGGAGGGGTCGTAGCCTCGGGAGTTCGCGTATTGGCGGGATGTACCGAGTAGCGGATACGGCATTTAGGCTCCGAGCGTGGCGCTGGTGGTCTGCGTCCCGCCGCTCACTCCCATAGGGCTCGTTAGAATTGTGCTTGCCATGCCGCGCCGTTTCTGAAGGGCGGTTGCTTGGGCTTGTGCGGAGGCTTGAGTGGCCTCCGCCTGTTGCGTGTTCGTGGTGGTCTGGGTCGGTGCAGCGGGAGCCGAAGGTTGGTCCAAGGCGGCAACCGTCCCCGCCACTCCCGCCGCGGCCGAGATGCCTAACAAAACGGGAAGTATTGCAGCGGCCATGATTACCTCACTTCAGCGCGAGTCCGTACTCCAAAGGGTTATACTCGTCCTTGCGGTCCCCTTTGTCAAGAAGCATCTTCGCCAGCGCCGGGTCAATTTCCGGCTGTGGCATCTTATAGACGGGCTGTTCGAGCGCGGCGTAGCGGAAGCAATCGCAAAAATCCTTGAAGTCCTCTTCGGGCTTATCCGATCCCATCTTCCATCGGTAGTTAAAAGCATCCTGAATCGGGCCTCGATCTCCGGCGCACCCTTGGGTTGCGAAAAGCATTCCGGGAATTTCTTTTCCTCGCAGGGCCGAGTATTGCGGACGAAGGTAATCTTTGACGGCCTTGTGGCCGAGCGAAACATCTCCGGGAGCCGAATGGGAGAGAACAATCCCATGAATCCCCGCTTTCTCCAATTCCTCTTCCCAGGAAGTCTCATTTTCCATCGTTTTCACCGTTCTCGCGCCATACTTGGCGTCAAGAATTACCATTTCGGGATGATGGTATACCTTCTCAGCGCGATGAACTTTTACGCGCCTGACTATTTCGTGAAGGGTTCCACCGAGCAGAAGATAGCTGTACCAGTAAATGCGGTTGGCGGTCTTTCCGGCAATAGAGATTTCCTCGGGCGAAACGGCGCCGAACAGCCAGCGTGTAGGCTTCGCGTCGTGCGGGTCCACGACTTCAATCCGCATCCAGTCGGCGGGAATCTCGAAGTCGGGATAAAGGTGCGTATCGCGGCTAAGTTCCTTGTAGACGGAGCCTGAAAGGTGTTTCCATTTTCCCTCTTCTCGAGCTTCCCGTTCGTCCGGGTCGGTGATTTTCTTGAGGTAGTTTTCGATTCCGGCGCGGGGCATAAAGCCCATCGTCTTGCGGCATCCCGGGCACCGCCTTACGGGCCTAGCTGCTCCGGGGGCGATATTCTCCGGCTGATTGGCTTCGATGGTGAGGTTGCAGCCGCGGCACCAGTCCTGGCAGTTATCCCAGGTGGCGCCGCGGAACACCGCGATCTCCTGGTCATCGCCTCCGTTATTGAACGCCTTGAGCGAAAAAAGGTCGTAGATGTACGGCTCCTTCAGAGGCGTCATCGTGAACCACGAAGGCCCATTGGTGGACATCTCGCCGCGTGCGGCCGCGTTAAGGATGGCGCGGGGCGGCGGTTCGTCCCAATGTATCCAATCGGAAATTATTCCTTCGTAGCTCTCGGAGGGCTGAACGTAAGACCGGAAGTGGATCGTAGACCCGCACGGATTTCCCATGTAATCAAAGGGGAGCATCAAACTCTTAAGCGAGCCATCGGAATAGCGGGAAATCTGAGGATTGCAATACTTGGGAATCAATTCCATGAATCCGGGCTCGATGCGCTGGGAAAGCGTCTGGCCCGCCACCTCGCATCCCACCATACCCACATTCGGAACCTTAATCGGAATCTTGAAATCAGGGTCCGTATTTTTGAGCCACGGCCTGAAACCCATCGCGTGCGCAATGTCCTCAGAAATCCCAATCGTTGTCTTCCCGCCCTGGTTGCCCATTTCCATCAATCGCGTCTTCGGCATTCTCCCAAAACGATTCTTCACCCGAACGAAGGCCTCTTGCGTCGGCGTCATCTGCAAAAACTTGAGCTTCAGGTACGCCTTAATCTCCGCCCGAACTTTCTCCTTGTCGATGGGGTCTCCCGGTTTGTAGCCGGCGAGGAATTGAGGCATTACCGGATTCGGAGCGGGACGCTTCATGGCGCCCATTGTAACCGATTTCGCTTGACACGATTATTTTTTTTGTTAGAGTGGGGGTGTCGCGCCGGGTAGCGCCCGGTAGGAGTCAAGTCCAGAGGGGGCCGCCTCACCGGCCCTCTCCTGATTCCCTGTGAGGAGGGATATGCAATCTGAATTACTCTATACAGAAACGCTTTTAAGAACCCTTCGAGATACAGGATTCACCTCAAACGATGTGTACGATCTTTGGTTCTCAATCCTAACCCTTCGAGACTACCTAACCCCCTACGAAATAACAGATGAAATGCTCGCTATAAGGCGAAGATTGGGGGTCGAGCATGGCGAACGGCAACCCCCAAATTGAGGAAGGATACACCCCGCTTGCGAACGAACTTGCAGAGGCTTTTGCCCGCCTAGACGTTAATGGAAACGAATGCCGAGTCATTTGGGCCATCATACGGGCGGCTTATGGATGGAAAAAACTCACCGCAGAGATGTCTGTGTCTTTCCTGTCCCGCGCAACGGGACTTCCCGACCGATCAGTCTCACGAGCCCTTTCCACGTTACGAGAGAGGCGAATTATCACCCGCGAAGGGTCTCAGATTGGCATACAAAAACGCTACAAGCAGTGGAATACCCCCCTGACCGTTTCGTCACCCCTGACCGTTTCGTCACCCTGTCCAATCGGTCCTAAAACCTCTGACGAATCGGTCACCCCCCCCCTGACGAATCGGTCAGACAAAAAAGAAATACTTAAAGAAAGAAAGAAAGAAGTACATACAACGCTGCAAATTCAGTGCCGGGATTTTTCGTTCCAAGACTTCATCTCCCGCCGCTCCTGCAAGCCGGCCTGGAGGAAGAAGGATTACGTCCAGTGGTCAGGACTTTTTAAGGCCAAAAACGACATCACATTCAGCAACTGGAAAACCCGCTGGAATAGGTTTTGCACGTCCACGGATACCTTCGTCGAAAAGCAGGGCCTCTCGCTCGGTTGGTTCTGCTCCAACTATGACCGCTTCGCTAACCCCGAACGTAACTCCCAGGACGAAATCGAACAATGGCTCAAGGAGGATGACAATGACCAAACCAGAATTCACTGACTGCTTTGACGAGCTAATTGCCTCTTATCCCCTCGCCCACTTGGACCACAAAGCCGACGTAATGCGCGTGTATTTTAGAACTCTCCGTGGCTTCGACGTTCACGTTATGCGTAAGGCCATCACTGAGGCATCCAGTACCAGCCCGGTGCATTTCCCAGCACTCGGAGCTCTGCAAGCCTGTTGTATCGCCGCCAAAACCGAAATCGATAATCAACACCGCCTCCCTGTTCCCAAATACCAACCCCATGACCACGAAGGCTGCTTATCGGTCGGCAAGCAGCAAATCGCCCACGCCAGGCGCCTGCTCTACCAGCTTGCTCCTTACGAGGGCTTCCATGTCCTCTGCCCAGGCCCAATGGTCCCTCGCTGCCCTTGGTGCGGAATCGATCTCGCTCCCTTCGTCAATCCGGTCATCGAAACATTGATGCGCCTGTTCCCCTATCAGACGCGGCAGTGGAATCCCCAGCATAAGGGAAATGCCCTCTGCCAAATGTGCGCCACCCGCAGCTATCCCAAGGACTTCATCCTCCAACGCCACTAGGGAACTTTGGGGTGGACCCACTAACCCATCCCTCCGCGTTGAAATTTACCCCTCTAGCGCCTCACCACGGGCCATCCTACGCGAAGGTTCCACGTGAAAAGTCATGATAAGCCTTTTGCGGGAAAACTCTATGTGTAGGATGGTACAGTCAAAGCCCTCCCCGCCTGATTTGGGGGCATAGGGTGTCCAGATAAAGCATGCTTACCCTTCTTACCCTTTGTTTTCAATAGGATACAAAATCTATGTCTGATAATTATTCATTATGTTAACTAAGGTTTCGTTGATAAGAAAGGACTTAAGGTTGTTTCGGCACAGTTATGTAGTCTATGCTTGCAGGATTATCGTCTTCATCGGCTCGAATCATATCAGCTACGTCCATCAGAACGTTGACGTTGAACGATGTCGCCTGTCCTCGCACCAGCCTTGCCTTATCCTCTAGGGTGGCAGCAGCAATAACCGCCGCATATGGAGCCATTTTGTCAAGTTTCTCGCTTGTTACGGACTCGAGTATCCTGTGCTGGAGAGCGTCGTACACGTCAGCTTTGTTATGCTGGAACTCAGATAGCTCCTCCTGGGAGTGGTTCGCAAGGAACGATTTCATTACACCGGTAACGTTCTGAGGAGTACAACCCACACGCTTAGCTAGGTCCGCTGGCCCAAGCTCCGGGTATTTAAAGTGCAGCTTACGGATCATCGCCGCCCGAGCGCCCTTAGCAGGTTTATCCATCGGCTGTTCCATAGGGCAGAAATACATCCAAAGTCCCGCGGTCGTCAATAGAAAACTTTGGCCACCAAGCTGCAACGGATGTTTGGGGGTAAATCATGCGGCAAAAAATGCAGTCATTGCAGGTGCGGCTATCGGTGAATCAAATCCAGGACGTTAGGCGCCTATCAGACCAGGCTAACGTATCGGCATCACAATGGATGCGGGACGCAGTGAGGGACAGGATCATGCGAGAGTCCGCGCCCGGGTCTGGTTCCGCACAGCCTGTGGAAAAACCAGCATAGTGGTTGTTTTCAGCCACCAGTGGTGGTGGTTTTCAGCCACCTTAGTGAGTTTTCCACAGTGAATATTTTACATTCCTACCAGTTATCAACAACATACGCAAAATACAATGGTGGTTAATTTGGTTCCTCGATTGCATGTAGTCAGGGCGTGAACGAGAAATCAAAGGTGGATTAGAGCCGCAACTGCGGAAGGAGAGTCGGATGAAAAACATCGGCGAATTGATGGAAATGATGGGCGCTGCCGCGACTAGAGTCGAGGCTGAACGCATGGCTGAACTGCTCGCGCGTCGCGGAATCTACACGACAGAGGACGCGGGTCAGATGGAGGACGCGGATTTTTTCGCGCTCGTTCAACGAGTCGCGAGTGAAAAGCCGTTTTTCGTTTATCACGAGGTCGGCGGTAAAACCCGCGCTAACGTAATTGAGGTCATGGCGACAAGCGCAGCCGACGCTATCGCGCAGGCTGAGCAGGATTCGACCCCAAACAACGACTTCCGACCGAACGGCCAAACAGACGGCCTTGGCCGCCTGCATGAATATCTACCAGTAGAGCAGCACTGACCTCCGCACGGGAGCACGGCCGGAGCCCGAGGCTGCCAGCGACAGAGTGAGAGCAGAGCCGCTACCAGCGGCAGGAGATGAAAAATGAAAAACTTAAAACACAAGCGCACCATTGCAAAGGCTAACACTCGCCTGATCGACGCCGCGCCGGAACTGCTAGAAGCATTGAAAATGGCGCAACTCGTGATCGCCGAAAACGAGTGTCCGAACACTCCTGAACGTCCGCAGATATTCCGGCAGATCACGGACGCCATTCACAAGGCGGAGGGGAAATGACAACAGACTACGCCATATCGCTGTTCGTGTTCATTGTTTCGTTTTTCATCGCGTGCGTGATCTTGGACACCGTGATTAAACTCGTGAGGGGGAAATAAAAGGAGCCTTATGAAATTCGAAATTAGGTCACAATGGAATGAGGTTATCTTGTTCAGCATCGA